CGTGGATGATCCAGACACCGCCCAAAGAGAACCAGTAGATTTATAATTCCACGAAGCTCCATCTGTTGAAAAAATAGGAGTTTGATAAAAATAGCCGGACCCTTCAACCCAACTTTCTGAAACTGGTTTTATCTCTACAATTTGATTTCTATTTAATTGTCCAGCATCCGCAATATATAATAATAAATCATATTTCGCTGTTATTGGTATTGTTCCATTTGATAAACTTTGAGACAATTGGGTTAAATCGAATTGAAGTAATGATCGAACGGCAAAACTCCCACTATCAGACTTACCCACGGACAAGATTTCATCGAGGCCAGTATTTTGATTTGGAAATTGTTGATAAAGAGTAGTATCAATTGACGAAGTATAAAAATTTCTCATTATTGCATACCATTTCCAACTATATCCGTTGACGGAAACGCGATTGAAAAAATGCTTGGATCAAGAGAACAATAAATAACTCCATTAAGCGTAGCTCCTGCAATATCGTAAATATATGGACTATATCCCGGCCCATCTCTAAAATTGTATTTATTTACTATATCGACAGTCACAACACTTTGAACACCTTCAACATTTCCTAATGTCGAATATATATCAGATAATATTATTGGTTGTCCTATTTGCCAAGCATCTACATCAAAAAATGTTTCAATTGAATTAATACAACGCGCTAAAACTTCATTCAAATTGAAGTTTTTATATGCAACTATATTAAAATTAACCCCTATTGTAACAACAAAAGCATCCATAATCCTTAATTCATCCGTTAATATTTTATATGATGATAAATACGTTCGAAGATTTTCCTTGACATCATCGTTCAAATTAACCAAGTTTTTATTCTGGTCATATCCCAAAACATATATATTTACGGCGTTTTGGCCCGGATTGTCTCCTACAAAACTTCCAGATACCGGGGGCATAGTTGTGGCTCTAATTATATTATTTATCTGCTGGTCTTGAACAACATAAGCTTTTGCAATTGCTCCATATTTTCCGGGCATTGCATAACAACGCACTGCATAATCTTGTGCATTAACTAATCTGTTTTGCGAATTAAAAAATCCCAAAGCATTTTGTCTAATTTCTTCAACACTATCTGCATCTTTCCCTCCAATTGCAGGAGCAGAGTTATTTACAGCTAATGAAGAAACTACATCATTAAATAATCCAAGTTCGCTTGTTAAAAATTGAGTTTTATCGTTTAACACAGATACCGTAGTAATTTTATTAATAGAATTAACTGGAACATTAGATTGTAATCCTCCCCCAACGGTATATTGAATATTCATAACTATATTTGTTGGAGCTAACCCATAAGAATTAGAGCCTAAAAAGTCGGCAGGGTCTAGCGGAGATGATCCTATGTTAGTTTGATACTCATCACTTGCTATTTTAGTTGGTTCCAAATTAATTAATGGACTGGTATCATCGATAATTCCAGACCCAAATTGAAGTTGTAATAAAAATGTGTCCGTATATCGTGTTACAAATCGTCTAGGGTTTCGTTGTAACTGAATAAAAAATGATGGAGGAAGACTTTGATTAGCTACAATAGTAGGAAATGTATTAGGAATATCTACATATACAACGTCTTGGGCCAAATAATCTACTTGATACCAAGTAAACCCATTAGTATCCTTTACAGAAATTATTTCCAACACATTATTTTCTGGTAAAGTAATAGTAGAAAACTTTAAAGGTGCTCCAAACGAAACAGAGAAAGTTTTAATAGTTCCAGCTACAACATTACCACTTTTTCGCACTAAATAAGTTAATGGTTGATTTGCATTATTGACAGCATATACAGATATATCTCTATCAGCCGGATCAGCAAAATCTACTAATCCATTTGTTATAAACTCAACACCAAAATCTGGAGCCGAAACTACCATATTTGCATCCAATTTTAGAAAATATCTCTCATCCGGAGCAAAATTGATTGTTGCGTCACCAGCAGGGCATAACTGATAAAAATCGCACGTAGTAGTGGCAGCAGTAGTAGGTTTTGGTTTATATCCAAATGCTTGCGCCATAGCTATTATATTTTGCTGTTCTTCCGCATATAATAAAAGATTTTCTTTAAATTGATAATCTAAATAATATCCTAATACGTCGCCAACATACGACGCCATTTCAATGAACATCAATCCGGGGCTACTTTCATTAAAATCATTATAACTATTTGGAAAATACTGTTTTGCGTAATCAATGAGACTTTGACGCCACTGATTAAAAGACTTATTTAAATAATTTAGATTTCTTGTTGTGGGAAGAAAAGTTCTATTTAATGGTTTTAATGTCATTTAGTTCTCAAAATATAAGAATTATTTCGTCTGTTATATTATTCGATAACAAGGTAAAATTAACATTTACAATTACCTTATTATTATCAATATCTTTATTTATAGAAACATCATTAACTTTCAAAAACGGCAACCAGTTTTGCACTGCGGTTTGAATTGTTGCATTTATAGAAGCTAATCCATCATCACTATTAGGCTCAAAAACTAATAATTGTAAATCACACCCAAATAATGGCTGCATTATTCTTTCGCCTCTACGAGTTAACAATAAATTTATTAAATCGCTTTTTACCTGTGTCAATATATCAGTAGTAGTTTGGAAATATCCATTGTTACCTTTTTGCAGAGGTAATGTTAAACCTAGTTGTTTGGCCATTATCTTCTTTTCCAAGCATCTAATATATCCTTATAATTTCTATTAATTGCCTTTTTAACAGTTTCAGGAATACTATTAGGGTCTATCGGTAAAGGAGTTCCACTAGCGTCGTTACCAGTCATATAATTCATAGTAATTTCTTCCTTATTTCCTTCTCCCATCATACTTGCATAATTAGCCCGAAACTTATTTCTATCAAATGTTGGATATTCATCTAATTCAGACGGGTCATTATAAGATGCTTCTAATAATTCTCTTTTTCTACTATTATTAACATTTCCTTCTGTCAATAAATTAGAAAATACATTGGCCATACTTTCTTTAACTAATTTAGGTAACATTTTTTCTAATTCCTTGTGAACGATATGTTCTATTAAAGCTTCTAAATCATCTTTATTCATTTTCATTGTGTTACCTCTTTTTACTTTATTATAAATGTAGATTTACTATTAAAAGATGCCATCGCCCCTCTTTCTAAATCAACTTTTAATTGATTTAAAGCTGATACAACACCGGGGGCTAGTGAAGCAGGCCCTTGTGACGTGATAGCATAGGTTCCAGCATTATTTAAATGTGCGTCTATAAATGCTACTAAAAACTTAGCTAATAATTCTCCACACGGTATAGGTTGAGTAGTATCACTTACACTACCTAAAAACACTTTTGGTGAATTAATAGATGTTTTTTCTGCTACATTAAATTGGATATCTTTTCCAACAGTTACAGTCCAATTTCGCCCTAATTTAGATATATAATCTTGTTGAGCATCTACTGTAAAATCCTTACCACTTGTCCAATTAATGCCATTTAGAGCAAATCCCATAATTCTATCTTTTTTGGAATTAACTACAAAACGGTCACTATTAATAACTATTTGATTACCATCGAGTTTCTTTGGAAAATTAACAATAGAGGCTTGATGAACTGAAGAATTGACCGTAGAATACTTAAGAGGAATTATTTGGTCTGAAACTACCCAAATAGAAGACATATCATTATTTATATCTTCTTGAACTAATCCAAAATCAGCAGTTGGAGTTTGTGTTGGGTCTGCGCCTACTCGTAACAGTATATTAGGAGATTGATTATTTTTTGAAGAAGGAAATAGGCCCTTATTTAGCCAAGATGTACCAAATCTAATCGAATGTCCGCTTCTTCCCTCATATATTATATCCCCTTCATCGGAACGAAGTCTTGATATTTTGGGCAAATCTACAAATTTCTTGCCTAATTTATCTGTAAGATTTGAAGATATAACAACTGGATTGGCTGTAGCAGAGTTATATCGGGTTATTCGATTAGAACTTCCTTCCGGGGTATCTAATTCAGTATTTAATCCAAAAATAGCTTGATGAACTGGTTTATTAGATACATTAATAATAGAATTATAATAAAACCTATTAAGAGATTTATAAATAAAAACTATTTCATTTATCAATGGATAATCAGTTAAATTAGGATTTAGAGGAAATGCCCAATTTAATTGATTATTGTTTCTATATTTATCTGTAAAAAGAAACCTAAACTTTATAGCTCCGACATTATAACCATCGCTAGAATATTCTGCATGAGAGTCATTAGTTATTGTATCGACAACTATAGCCTCTTGAATAATCGAAGAGCCGGGAGAATTAGGTAAATCAATATATGGAGAGAAGGGGTTAAAATTGCCCCTACGACTAGTAACGTGAAACACTAGTTAATTATCCTCTAATAGCGGGGGAGAAATTTGATTTTCTAATTCATCTATTGCACTCATTAATTCTTTTTTAGAGTTTTCTATTATTTGATTTCTTTCTGACTCACTTAAAATACTATCAAAGTTTAAACCAGTAGATGAACCTTTATTAGCATAACTATCCGCTGAAACTATTCTCTGTACAATAGTTGCTATTTTAACTAAATTACTATCTGACGCTACTAGTGCTATTAAATATTCTTTAATAATTGGATAAAATACTGCGGCATCTCCGGGATTTTTATCACCACATAATTTTCTTAAATCTTTAATAATATCTAATATTAAAGTTCTATTATCAGAAGCCTTATTATGTACTTCTTCTAAAATATCAGATAAAGTTTTATCTTTAAAAACTGGAAAATCTGCACTCATATTTAATCTCCTGTATGTTTATAAATATCATACAGATAGATTAATTTATATATTATCTAGGGTGCCGTGGTCATTAAAGTTCTGAAATTGCTTCAAAATGATACTTTTCATTCTAATAATAACTCTTGTTATATTCCCGGCGCGCGGGGTATTATTAGTTGAAATAGCTGTTAAATCTTTAATGTTGTTATAAAGAGCTTTTTTATTAAAGTTTTCAACAGAATTAGCTCGTCTAAATAACTCTATTACAGAATTAGCTATATCTCTATCTCTTTTTTTCTTAAAATGTAATGTGACATTAACATCCCAATATTCTATCAATAATCTAACAAATTCTTGTATGTCATCATTTATCCTTTCATCAGGAGCTTCTAATATTAAAGTTTCCTCATTACTAGCAGAGTCTTCAATAAAATCGGATAAATAAATGGACCGTTTTTCTTCTCTGTAACTATTGTTATTATGTAATATTAAATAATTTTTGGCAATAACGCTAAAATAAGAGAATGATTTTCCATATGCAGCATTATACTTATGAAGATTTGTTACTAAAAAAGAAATGACTTGTTTCTTTGTATCATCAAATGATTGATTTAAGTAAAAAAACTTAAATCTGTTTATAATGTTTTCTGCCAACTTATCAAACGGTTTATATAAATAAGTGTTCCAAATATGATTTCTTAAAATCTCATCATCTGTCTTGTTAAACCATATAATAGCTTCTTCTGTTAAAGATGTCCAATATTGTTTTGGTGGGGATGAAATATTACTGCGGCGAGTTCTTTTTTTTCTATACATTATCCTCCTCTTTTACTTCATTTTTTAAGTACACTTCCAGTGATGTAACTAATCCATATAAATCTTTAAAAATAGACCCAACTTCATCATCTGCTTCAAAACTTCCTCGTAAATCAATTTGTTTCATTTGGTCAATAGTGGTATTCAAATCTGTATACAAAGTTTCATAAAAATCCACAGAAGTTTCATATTTACCTAGCAAATCATCGTATAATTTTTCAAATGCCTCATATTTTCTTAATATATTAAATATACAATATAAAAAAAGTATATTTATTATTAAACTTAAAATCATAATAAATATCATATATAAATTACCTCATAGTCTTGGATGAGCTTCAATTAATCCAGCATTGGTTATACGAACAAATTTCGCATTTTGTCTAAATTGAAATATATTATAAGCTCCAACATAACTAAAAGATGACCTTAATCCATCTTCTATACTAATAACAATATCTCGTACTGATCCCTTTATATCTATTAATCCAGATATTCCTTCTATATTTCTATCATCTTGATTATTTGCTAATTTAGTTTCTCTACTTGCCGACCCTCTAAATACTTTCATTTTTTTATTTTCTGAAATTAATATATCTCCGGGTGCTTCATTTGTTCCGGCAAACATCGACCCACACATAACAGTTGACGCTCCGGCTGCTAATGCCTTAGCGACATCTCCGGGGTACCTAGCTCCCCCATCACTAATAACTGGAATTATTCCGCATCCTTTCAAGACATTATCTATTGCTGTTAATTGAGGAATTCCTACACCAGTATTAATTCTTGTTGAGCAACGGGAACCTGAACCAATCCCGCAACGTATTGCATCAGCGCCCCAATCTACTAATCTCTTAGCTCCATCAGTAGAAACTATATTTCCTAATATTATCTCTATTCGAGCACGCCACGATTGTTTATTAATCCATTCCATAGCCTGCTTGACAAGAATATGATCGCCATTAGCTACGTCAATTAATAAAATATTTGCGCCCGCATCTACTAATTTTTCGGCTCTATCCTTATAATCTCTCGTAACTCCTATAGCAGCACATATTGGAACAATTTCACCGACATCCCACGACAATTTTTCACCAATTACATCTCTTACGAACTTCATATCTTCTACTTGTTGTGCGATAGACATAAATCGATGTAAACAACCTGCTGCTCCTACATCTTGTAAAGCAATAATCATATCTTTCCCACATACAGTATCCATCGGGGCCGCAATTAAGGGAATAGGTATTCTCCATTTATTAGTTAAATATGACTCAATACCTACATTCATTCTACTTGTAACTTCACTATAATTTGGAACTAATTGAACATCATCAAATGTTAATGCTGTATCATCTAAAATATTCATCGTGGCCTCAACATTTCTTCATATAATTTATTTTGTGTTTCTTGTCTGGTAATATCTTTTTTATGAATAATTGCATATTCCAATTTATCAGGGAAAAAAGCATAACTTTTAAATCCTATTATTTTTTCGTGAACTGATCCATTCCATTTAATTCTATCTGGTATATTTCTATATAATCTACCTTGCCAATCTGGCCACGATATCAAAGGAACATAATATTTTACAACATTATTATTTTCTTCTATTATTAAGGAATATTTCTCTAGTATCTCGTATTCAACGCTATCTTTATCTAAATATTTTTCCTCCACTAAGTCCTTAATATATCTAATCGGCCATTTCCATTTCTGAATATGATTTAGAGTTAATCCAGTAACCGTGTTAACACGAGGAAGCCAAAATAATTCATTTTCACTATTATTGTTTAATATAGTAGGTAAATTAAATAAAAGTATTTCGGAAACTAGCTCGTCGGCATCTAATTGCAAAATCCAATCTTTTTTACAATATTCATTTAATATATTTTTATGAATGCCAAAATCTTGTTTAACAGGATGTTGATATATTGAGAAATTATTAGCCACATTAGAAGCATATATAGTCTTTAAATAATCTAATATGTCACTATCTGAATAATCGTCTAATATGACAATTTCATTATCTTTTCCAACATATGGTAATAGTCTTTCTATTAATTGTTTTATATAATCTTTTTCATTATGTGTTGTAATTGCGAAACTTATGCTCATATTTTTTTTAGTATATTTTTTCTGTTAAGATTAAATATACATAATTGATACCTATTTGTCAAGTGATACGAACTCCACCGGGAGGTAAGTTTATATTTTCTGGTTGTTTCTGTTCAATTAAAACTGGTTCTTCAATTAAAATAGGCTGATTTTGAATTACTTTTGGAACAATTTCATTTTTTATTATTATATTATAAGCCAATACTAAGCTCACTGCCAATGGATCAAATACAATGACAATTATTAAAGTGAACCACTTAACCAGTGTATCTAATTGAACATTCAGCATCTTAGCAATATATGCAAATGTTCCCATATTCTTATTATTCACTATATTTGCTTGGGCCGAAATTATAAGATTTGATAAACTATCATCTTGATTATTTAGTCTATTTAATTGAGTTTGTATGTTATCTAATTGTTTACTTTCTTGACTTGCCAATCTTTGTTGGGTAATAAATCCTGTTTTACCAACTAACTGATTGGACCTAATTTCTTGTTGATTTCTAATATTTTCTACTTGTGATTGTCTATTTGTTAATTGAGATATTTGATTTTTAACATTTTGTTGTTGTGATTGTAACGAAGATACTATTAATTGTTGTTGATTTATTTCCTTTGAGGCTCCTGAATATGCGGCCTCTAAATAACTATATACCCCGAAACTTGTTATACACATTAATATTACACTTGCTGCAAGGAAATAATATTTGATAAAGCCTGTTAAAGTTGTCCAATATCTATAAATAAAACTGACAGCTACTAATTTTGCTAATTCCAATGCTGCTGCCATTATTTTTGTTACTATTGGCGCACTCACATACAAAGAACTTATACCCACAACAGAAAAAATAGCAGTCATAAAAGCCAACGATAATGCACTAAAAAGAACTACATATTTGAACATTATTATCTCCAATAAAAAAGGGGTCAATTAAGGCCCCTTTTTATTTATCCTAATTAATTGTTAAACATACATAATCACGCAACCTTGTGGATCACCCCCTAGTAACTTTGGTCAAGTGTTTGTGTATGTATTGAAGAAAAATACTTATACAACATAATTTTCCCCTTTAATTTTTAAAACATAACCTTTTCTATTTTATAAATATCAATTAAGTCCACAAACAATTACGAATATCAATTAATTCTTTCAATTTTTGTTGTTCTTCTTCGTAATATTGATCTTCTAATTTCTCAACTTTATTATAATATTCATGAGCCTCATCGGAAAAATTATTCATACGATAAAATCCATCTTGTTGTTTTTCTTCGAACATTTTATCTGTAGGATTACCATTATTATCAAGATGTTTATATACAGGCTCCGGAAAAGCGTCACATGGGTCTATTCTATTAGGATATATGTCTTTATACCATTTATATAATTCCAAAATTTTCCTAGCAGATTTAGCTTGTGACGGATTTCTCTCATTTTCTGGTAAATCTGGTCTGTCAAGACTTATTTCCCATTCTAAATGTGCTTGCCCCAATAATCTATTCCATCGTTCTTTTTCAATCCAACGAAACCATTTAGGAGATTGATAATAAGCTACAATAAAACGATGAACAACCTCATCTTTTTCCAATTTTTCTGTTACATATTTCGATCCATATTTACTCAAATGAGAACACTCGCCTTCAACATAATCTACTAATAATTGAAACATACCGTGAAACATTCGATAATCAGTATCCCACCAATCACCGCGCGGCATAGCCTTAATATCAATAAGATAATATTTTTTAAATAATCTATTACGAATATTATAATAGATATGACGGAGTTTATAACCAATATAAAGTTTTTTCATTTGTCAATTTTTAAGTTATTTATATTATTTCCTTTTTGTTCATTACACTTTTTACAGGCAAAAACACAATTACTTGAACTATTTTTACCATTTTTAGATAAAGGTATTATATGATCCACGGTTGCCTGAACTTTAAATCTTAATTTTACATTACAATAAAAACATTCTATTTGTTCATCATTCATCCAATAAGCTTTATTTAACTCCGATCTAATATACGGCATTCTTTTTTTATATTTTGGGTGGTATGGCATCTTCTTTATCTATTAATCGTAATGGTTCACCACGATTTTTAATGGGAGTAGCAGTAGTCCATACAAATATAAATGCTGCTACTCCCATTAAAAATATCGTGCCTAATGCAATAATTACGCCCAAATCTGAACCCGTCATTTATTTAAGATACTTCTCTCTTATGATGTTTACTATTCGATTTTTGCCAAATCTCAAAAAATTTCGGAACATACGGAAGTCGCCTCAGCCTTAATCCAGATTGTGCCACTGTTTTATTTGCCTTTTTATTGTTACATCTATTGCAACTTGTTACCAAGTTAGTCCATTCAGTCTTACCATTTCTATCTCTTGGCACAACATGATCTTGGTTAAAAAACTCTGTAGAGTGATTTAATTCGGTCCAATGACGACCACAATATTGGCAAGTCCAATTATCTCTTGCGTATAAATTACTCTTGGTCAATTTCGCTGGCTTATTAGCAATAGATGGAACCATTTCTTTCAATACAATTAAAGTAGGAACCGCGTATTGTGATGTTCCAGCATTGATTACATATTCTGGATGCTGCTCCAATACCGTTGCCTTTTCTTTCACATAACACAAAATAAATGCCCGTCTTCCAGATACAATAGATAACGGGGTATATGAAGCATTATAAACTCTACATCTAACATTTTCTAACATAATTCAACTCTCTATTTACAATATTTTTCAATTATTTTCTTACAAACTATGACCTTTTCGTATTCTTCTTCGCTAATAAAATGATTAATTAAAGTTTCTAAAAATTGTGAATAATCCTCTTTTTTCACTATAACTATTTGATTATTACTATTTGATAATCTAAACAACATTACTAATTTGGCATTATATTTAATATTTTGACGAAATCTATTATATATAAAATTGTAAACTTTATTTTTTTCTGTGTTAAGTAGATATTCTATATTATTTAATGTAGTCTTAGGTAGAATCGGGAGATTGGCTATCTGTTCCGCTATCGTCAATTGTATCATTCTCGCCCTCTGTTAATACTTCTTTACCATATTCATATCGCCTGCCACTTTCTGATATATATTCTTTCTTTTTCCACCAACCACGAGGATATTCTTTTTGTTCCTCATCTCTATCAGATTTAATAATCGGCTTATACTGTGGCGGTGCTACTGTTTTTGCAACACATACCCAACAACTAACTGCTCTTGTGTCAAAACTTAAATTAGTTACTAATGCTCCACAATCTTTACATTCCAATGTTTTTCGTACTTTATTTACCAAATCAAACTTGGTTGTTCCGTGTGGGGCCTTATTAGTATTTCTCATATATACCTATAAATATCTCTATTTTTTAAGTTTTTCACTAATAGAAAGATTATAAAACTCGTCGGCCAATGCCTTCAATTGAGTGATATATTTCTTTTTTGCTTCCAATTCATTAATTTTTCTTTGATGATCTAATATTTCCGCGTCAATATCATCTAATTCTGAACCAGCGTGTTCATATACTATCCGTAGAACATTTACTGATAATGGTTTAGAATTAGGACTAGGATTAGTAGTTTTCATAGTTTTTATAGGGTCTTCGTGTTCAGTCGTATCTTTGACAGTCTTAGAAAACCATTGGTCAATTCGTAATACATTTGTCATAAATTAAATGGACCTGCCGAATATCGAAATTCGGGTCTTGTCATAGTTAATCATTAAAATATCCTACACACATAGTCGATTTTTATTTGAGTATTATTTATCAATAATCGACACTTTAAAATAATACTATGTCTATTACTTCTCATATACTAACACACGGACATTATGTTGTCAATACCTTAATTCACTAATGAAGCTAATTTAATAAGGTGAATACTCATTAAATTAGGCTCAAACTACGAATTACGCAGCGAGCGCAACAGGATAAGTGTTGTCAGTTAATAATTAGTGATATTTTATTTACAAGTTAAAATCACTATTAACTTGGTGTGCAATTCTAATTTTCTTACAACAATCGAAACCAATTCAGGCCCTTATTCATTCCAACTTACTCCTACTGATTCATTAATTAATGTCAAAATATCATCTACCAAAGTGTCCATATATCTTACACTTTGTGCTGCCTCATGTGACTCAGGTAAAGATTCTGTTTCATACCAATCATCAATTCTTATTTGTTCAATCAACGACTCTAAATTAGCTTTAAGTTGTTTTGCTTTCTTTTCAATTAAGATTCTAGTAGTCATTCTTCCTCACTAAAAACAGAATTATTATATTTCAAATGTTCTTCACGCGACCTAAAAGACATTAATATATTCCATAAATTGCTATTTTCTGTAATAACTTGAACGTAATCACATTTTGGACATTTAATTATTAAATTACTATTTGTTTCTTCTCCTAAAACTAAATCTTCTCTACAACTATCGATACCACAAGTTAATGGATGGACATATCCACAATTTTGCCATCTTAAAAATTGTTCTCTGATGTTCATAAAGAATTAATCCAATTGCAAATATTTTCCTGCGCTGGTGAAATAGGACTATGAGTTCCATTTATCCATTTTAATAAACTTGCTGGACTAATAGCACAATAATCAGTAATCACTTTGGGAGCGATATTTTTTATAATAATAGCTTTAAGGATTACTTGTGAAAACTCTTTATTATTCATTTCATCTCCACGAAATTATTATCTAATAATTCTTGTATGGCTTCTTCTACTTGCCGACGAGTCCTTTGAAACTTTTTAAGTCTTGGATTTTTATTCTCATTTGCCCAAACTAATTCTACTACATCATCAACTTTAACAAACTTATTTTGAGAAATACAGTTTATTATATCTCCATATTTTCCCATAACTTCTAATACTTTACTTTGATCTAATTCAATCTTAATATTTCCTTTTGTATCTCTCATATTTAACTTTAACATCTTAGTATCTTTCTTCATACTATCCTCCCTCTAAAAGCGGAAGGGGAGGAAGTCGAATCCTCATTACATATTTCTATGTTTGCTTCATTTCGAGCGAAGTTTCCACGCCATTGGAAGCCCTTCCTTTATTTAACCAATTATCTAATTTATAATATAAATCACAAGCTATGCTCATTGGAAAACTTGGCCAATCCCAATCTAACCACATATAGGACCACGATTGTTCTAACCCAAATAAAAATCCTACTATTGGAATAAATATAATCTTTTTCCAAAGAGAAATATTTTTAGATTTCCATAAGCAATTTATAGCTATATAAAAACATTCCCAAAATGATTTAACGCTCCATTTTACTGTTTTATACCACGGATGATTTGGCCATTCATTTTCTTTTAATCTTGTTCTACATCTAACACATTTATTACTCCACGACGCCAAAGATTTCCACATATAATTACCAGTAGATTTTCTGTAACTATATGGCACATCTTTTTTGTTCATCCCATAATATTCTGTTTTTACAGATTTACTATGTTTCCACTTATGACCAAAAAAATAACAAATTAATTCTCTACCTATCCAATGATGTTGTTTTAATGGATATTTCATTATTTCACGCCTTCAAAAATATGCATTATTATTTTTTCACTTGTTTTATCTAAAAATCTGGGATTATTACTTCGCCATTTACTACCATCTGATTTCTTCCCAATCCATTCAATAATAGTTCCTGATTTATCATCTTCGGCAACTTCACATATTATACCTAATGAACCGTGTGAACATACAGCAATGTGGCCAATACCAGTTTTCATATAAACAAAATCCTCCAAGATATATTTAAATGGCACTTATGAGAGTTCCAAGTTCTCTAAAAAGAGAGAAAGTAGCACTTATGAAGGCGCGACGTTCCTTCTTTCTGCATTAAGTGCCAACCACAGTCAATAATCTACATAAAAAGGTCCACCGGGGCAATTTTATTGATTACTGATTAACATCCATTCTGGACACCAAACAATTCCACTTTTAGTATTTTTACTTGATAATTTATAAAAAGGCATATCATACATTCCGTGATTAGGAACTTGGTCTAAGATAACACTTTTCTTTGAATTATCAAAAATGTCAACTACTTTTTCATTTATTGAATATTTATATTTCATCTATTATACCATATAATATGTGTTGCATCTTTTGGTATTTTTTCTAATTCAGATGGTTTAATAACAATTGTTTCATCTGTTAATCCATCTTTCATAGGATATCCAAATCCATCGTAATCTATAAAATATCCACCTTCACAAGATTTAATAAACTTATCAATCTTTATAATCGTTGCAAGCTTATCAGGAGCAGTTGTATAATTACTTATTATTTCATCTTTTGGAATTAATCTATATGGCCGTTCTTCCTTTTCTTTATTATCATCAGTCATATACAAATCAGATATATTAATTTTATCACTTTCTGCCATCTGTTCATCAAAACTTTTACTTGTTTCTTCATATTTCTGACAAAAATGCGGAGTATCATTCAGGGTGACGAACCAATATGCTGATTGATGACTATTTAAAAACTCATGTCGCTCTTCGCAAGTCATAATCTTCCAACCTGTACCAGAACAACGACACCCACCCCTATAACCTTGCTCTTTACGCTTAATTATAGCAGCTTCAGCTTCTTCATATGTTGAAACTGTTCCATAATCTTCACCGCCAATTATACGACAATGAATATCAACTATATGATATTTTGTCATATAATTATAGCCTCATCAATATTTAAAATGCGAACATTTCCATCTATTACTTTAGAGTGCATATGTCCACAGTAAAGAGGCGGATTACCAAACTTGTTCCACATTGCTTCAATTTTATCCGCATTTGGATCACGCCAAGTTACTGGCAAATCGAACATTCTTAACATATGTGCATCAAAATGTTTCTGAATAATAGATTGTGGTGGACAATGTGTTATCATTATATCCACTTTATCTGTTATATTCATAATATTTTGAAACTGTTCTTCTGTAATATCTTCTTTTGGCGACCAATCCATATTATAAGCCAATCGAAATTTCTTGTCAACAGATGATGCACCGCCACAAAAGAAGATATTACACCCATCTATATTTTTAATACTTCCACGCGGCATATAAATCAAATTAGGATTAACAGAATTATTTGTTTCAATTTCTTCAAAATCTTCGTGATTTCCATCAATCCAATACCAAGGACGTTTTAATTCAAGTTTTTCAAATAAGGGAATATACTGTCTATACCAGCCTAAATCACCAACTTGTATACCAGCAACACAATCACTTGGCAAGTTTTTATCAACTCTTGCCAAGGTATCTACTGCTGCGTGCAAATCACCTAAAATACAAATAGACATTTATTCACCATTATATTTTTGAAACGCTTTATAAATCATATTATAAACATTTTTATTTCTAATATTATACTTAAACGGTAAATTAAAACATTCACATAGTGTACCAGCCATAGACCTACTTCTACTTAGACCAGCAAAACAATGAATAATAATTTTATCAGCCGTTTTAACATATTTTCCAAAGAATTCTACGGCTCGTCTTGCATCTGCTTCATCCAAACCATCAGAATTATTATGGTTTATAGATAAAATATCATCAAAACTTAATCGTAAAATATCTTTAAACTTCGGATTTAATTCTACTGTCGGAACTCCGCTCCATTCTGTTGTAACAATAGATATACACACTTCATTATCTGTTTCTGGAACATATTTCATAGCACTTGCTTGTCCCATTACTATCACATCACATCCTTTATATCCATCATCTAATACTGTTTGATGTAATTTATCATCAAATCTTACCATTAATTCGTCTAATGACATAATTACTTTATTCTGTAAATCCTATATTGCTTGTATTAATAATACCTCTACCACGTTTCGTCCTTAATTTTGCCAAACTTTCATCTCGTATAGCCTGCAATTCTTCATCCGTCATATTTTCATATTCTATGTGTTCCATTCTGTCCCAACAATAAAAACAAACATAATGTTCATTTTTAATATATTTATGTTCATTTTTATGACAAATCTCACACATATTATCAGCGGGAGCAGCATTTAATGTTCTAGTAGGTAAAACTAACATTTTATCTCCTATAATTCAATATAATATTGTGCTTGGGCGTTAAAACGATGTATTTTATTTAATATATCACGCCAAGTATAGCTATAAATCGCTTTTAAAGTATAATATACCATTTTATCATCTTTGTAAAAATCAAATATCTTCATAAACACCTTGTCAATATTCAATCGCTTGAACACTATCGTACAATAGATATTTAAAATATAAATTAAGATCAAAAAATCTACTACGCCACAATATTATAGAAACCATAATAGAAGGTTTCGCAATTAATTTTTGTAAATCATGA